TTTATCGGTCTATTTAGGCGACTTGTTGAACTTAAAGAACGGTTTGGCGATTTTAATTTAGGTGATATAAACATTCCGGGTTTCGCTGACGGTGGCATAGTCACTCGACCCACGCTGGCAATGGTCGGCGAAAAAGGCCCAGAGGCAATAATCCCGTTGTCACAAATGGGTGGCATGGGCGGCGGTGTGACGGTTAATGTCACTGGCGGTTTGTCGACTAGCGCTGAGATCGGTCAGGCGGTTGTTAACGCGATACGCGCTTACAACAGGTCTGCAGGCCCAGCACAAATACAGGTTGCATAGTGGCTGGTACAGCGGTTGTCGGTGCTGGTAATTACAGCCTAGAAATTGACACAGGGTTTTTACAAGACGCATTCATACTTGATGACGCGGTTGCTGGTGTGCTTAACAACACAACTTATGTGCTTGACGGTACAACAGATTTTGCTGATGTCACTACAGGAATTGACGCAATCACGGTGCGGCGCGGTCGGCGCGATGTAGGCGATCAATTTAGTGCTGGCACGATGACATTTAACATGCTTGACACCACAGGCATATTTAACCCATTTGATACGCAGTCACCGTATTATGACGCGACTACAGCGCAACCGGGTTTAGCGCCTATGCGTAAAGTGCGACTGGCGCGTTATGACGATCTAGATGTGAAAGAATATTTGTTTGTCGGCTACATAGTCAACTTTGACTACAATTTTGCGCTTGGCGGTATTGACACAGTGACCGTGTATTGTGCAGACGATTTTTATTTGTTGGCACAAACATTTTTAGCAGAGTTCAATGTCACCGAGCAGTTAAGCAGCGCTCGACTATCGGCGGTGCTTGATCTGCCTGAGGTTGATTTTCCTGTTGGCCAGCGCGCTATTAGTACAGGCACGCAGACTCTTGGCGGTAGTGCACCGTTTACTGTTGACGCTGGCACGAACACTTTGCAGTATTGTTCGGCAATCAATCTTGCTGAACAGGGTCGACTGTTTATGGCGCGTGACGGCGATCTAACATTTCAGGCGCGCATTGGCAACACATTGTCTAACCCGGTCGCAGATTTCCACGATGACGGCACAAACATTCCGTATGACGGTGTAGGCATCACATTCGAGGCAGACCAAGTAGTCAACCGGGCGGCCGTCAGCATCATCGGTGGGTCGGTAGAGGTCGCAGACGATGCAGCCAGTCAAGCAAAATACTTTATACAAACAACCAGCATCACCGAGTCGCTGTTACATAATGACGCAGCAGCACTAGCGCTGGCAACCTATTTGCTAAACCCTGAACCTGAAGCGCGTTACACATCGCTGACCACAAACCTAAACAAATTGACTGACGCGCAACGCGACATTGTGGCGATCATTGACATAGGCGACACAATTACTATTGAGAAAACATTTGCCAGCGGTGCAGGTACGACCGAACTGGCACAAGAATTATCGGTAGAGGGTGTCGAGCACACGATCACGGTGGGTAGCGGTCACCGTGTCGAGTACTTTACAAGCCCGACCACGCTGGTCTACGAATTAATACTTGATGACGCTGTTTTTGGCATCATTGATTCTACAAATGTTTTAGGATAATCTAAGGAGAACTATGGCAACACGACAAGATTTTACAGCAGGACAGGTTTTGACTGCAGTCGAATTAGATGCAGTCGCTACAGCGATGATCGCAATTAACGCACAAACCGGTGCAAGTTATACAGCGGTGCTTACTGATGACGGCAAACTAATAACTATGTCAAATGCAAGCGCCAACACATTTACAGTGCCACCAAATAGCAGTGTCGCATTTGGAATTGGTACACAACTAAATATCGCAATGCTCGGTGCAGGACAAACCAGCGTGGTGGCCGGTAGCGGTGTGACCTTAAATAGTGCTGGTTCAAAACTTAAACTTGACGCGCAGTACGCGGTTTGCACATGCGTCAAAACTGACACTAATACTTGGTTTGTTGTCGGCAATCTTAAGGCGTAGTTATGCAAATTCTTGCTAGTCCGCATCGTGGCGCGTTGCTTGCAAACTATTTAGTTGTTGGCGGTGGCGGTGGTTCGGGTAGTCGGTTTCATGGTGGCGGTGGCGGTGCTGGCGGCCTTCGAAGCACGGTAACTAATACTGGTGGCGGTGGCACTTTAGAAACTGCAATTCTTTTAGTCGCTGGCACAACATACACAGTCACTGTCGGCGCTGGCGGTGCTGCCGGTACAGTACCTGGCAACAATGTTGGCACAGTAGGCAGTAACTCAAGTTTTAGCGGTACAGGTATCACAACTATTACATCAAGCGGTGGCGGTTTTGGTGGTTGCTATCCACTCGCTGGCGGTAATGGCGGTAGTGGTGGTGGCGCTGGTGGTTCAGACACAACCACAATTGCCGGCGGTACAGGCACAGCGAATCAAGGCTTTGCAGGTGGCAGCGCACAAAGCGCGGCAGATAACGGTGCAGGCGCTGGCGGTGGCGGTGCTGGCGCGGTCGGCGCATCAGTAAACGGTGCTTGGAATGTTGTCCCGGGTGGCAATGGTGGAATTGGTGTACAGGTTGCGATCACAGGCTCAAATGTTTATTATTCGGGCGGTGGCGCTGGCGGTGGAACAACTACAGGTACTGGCGGTAGTGGTGGTGGCGGTACAAATGGTGCTGGCACGGCAAATACTGGCGGTGGCGGTGGCGCACCAAATGCATCAGTAAGCGGTTTTGCTGGCGGTAGTGGCGTTGTCATTATTGATGCTGGCGCGGTCGCTGCATCGACTACAGGCTCGCCAACGGTTAGCGGTACGGTTTACACATTTACAGGTAGCGGAACGATCACATTCTAATGGCTTACTACGCACAAATTGTTGACAACATAGTCACAGATGTTATTGCTGTTAGTGACAATGTGCCGAACGGTGCACAATTTTGTCACGACACATTTGGTGGCAACTGGGTGCAAACATTTATTGATACTGCAGGCAAAAACTATGCTGGCATCGGTTATAAATACGATGCAGTCAACAACAATTTTATTGCACCGCAACCGTACCCGTCATGGACATTAGACAGTAATGACATTTGGCAGCCGCCAGTGCCACAACCACCACCACCACCAGAGACACATTGGGACGAACAACTACAAAAATGGGTTGTGTTATGACTAGCAAAAAAATTAACAAAGCACACAAACAGATAGGTGACCAAACAACTAAAGGCGGTTTGCTTGGCATCATGATTTACGCGCTAAGCAAAAACAATGTTGACCCGGTACTAATTGCAATGATCACGCCAGTAGCGGCCAGCGTGCTTGCATGGGTGTCAACAAAAATTGGTGACCCTGATCTTGCGTGCATCTTTATACCTGACCAAAACAAAGACGCTTGAAACCGTACACAGTTAACGCAGCGCCAGTGGCAACACGGCCACTAGCAGGAATGGACTTGTGGCTATCACGTTGCGTCAGACATTCAGAAAACTCGCTATGGAATAATGGCAGTTGGGTTGTGCGCGATGTGCGCGGCAAACCCGGCATTATGTCAAACCATGCCAAAGGTGTTGCAGTGGACTTGTCGTATCGTTGGCAGTCAGAAAAAAAGAAGGGCTTACAAAACGGCCGCAAAGTATCACTGGCATACATGATCAAATTGCTTGAACACGCAGACACACTTGGCATTCAACTTGTCATTGACTATGCGTTGAACAGATCTTGGAAATGCAGCCGAGGCAGTTGGATTGCTGGCACATTTGAGAGCGGCGACTGGTATCACATTGAGGTTGACCCGGTGATCTGCAACAGTCCTGAACTGGCTAAACAAGCGTGGGATAAGGTGTTTGGCGTAATACCTGCGGTGACCAAAAATCCCGTGTAAGGTGTTTAACGACCGAGAAAGTCGAGGCAACTATGCCATTCATCATCAAAGCAATTATCGCGTTTGCGTTATCAGCAATCGGACTTGGCGTATACCAAGTGCCACAACCGCGACCCGACATGTCAAGCACCACACCTACAGACAAGCCCTACGAGGCTGTAGGCGGATACGGGCAGTACATAGCCGATGTGTATCGTTTCGTGCCACCAGTGACCACCACAGTCGCCACACAGCCTGTGTATAAGCATGGGGATTGCTCATGGCTACCAAAAGTGGCATTGCAGGCAGGCTGGCAAGTTGACCAGTTAAAGCAGTTGCGCGAGATCGCACTTCGAGAGTCAGGTTGTTGCCCAAATCGTGCTGGCGGTGACATCGTAGACAAAGATTGCAACATAACTGGTGTTGCCGAATGGTCGCACAGATCAGACAGCGG